GTTTACCAGACGAACTGCCAGCCCAAATTCGATACAACATTTCTGGGGAAACATATTGCAGTGCAGTTACCGGGCTAGTCGCAAGATGTATTTCTCTCATCTGAACGTATCCAGCAGGCAGGTCATAAGACTTAGTGCCGCCTACCATAGACTCGGTAACAATAGTCTCCATTGGTCTAATTCGTAAAGTCCTATTAAACAAAGCCTCATTGAGATCAATGAACTCTGGTATACGGTCAGACAAATCATCTCTATCTAGCCAATTAGCCACTGCTGTTTGCAGCGTTGAGTAAGAGTTAATAGCCATTATTAACTATTTTTGCTTCGGAACCATACTCGGTTGTTAATGATAGGCAACTGATCGTTACCGCTAAACGTAGGTTGATATAACCACATAATTAAACCCTCGTAGGAGTAGTCCTAAAATATTTGTTATCAGGATCATTTAAATACTTTGCCAATAACTTTTCATCTTTCTTTATTAAGTTATCGGTTTCTTTGCACCACTGCTCCCATATGTTCATTGGTATAGAAGCAACAGTAACGCCATCATCGCTACCTATAGCGCCAGCCTTGCCAAAGGTAAGTTTGTCACCATAGTTATTTAAACTTAATTTGTTACGTTCAATAATCGGTTGAACATCTTGATATGTATTAATAGTTGCAGTTCCGTCGCTATTAATATCTAGCTTCCAAGGTCTAGAATCTGGGGTGTCATAGTTCCATCCAGATGTACTCATGACGGTAAAGCGCTCCTATCAGCAGCAATACTCTTAAATTTTTCATGCACGTTCTTAGCGTGGAGTTTTCGGTCTACAGGTTTCTTATCAACACTAGTAGATTTTTTGGATTTTAACGCTTTCTTCAAATCTTTTTTGATAGCCATTACGTCCCTTTCTCTAAACCAAAATGTTATAATCCATTTGTCTCCGTTCTCTGGAGGCAAGCCCATATGCAAAGATGCAGGATGTGGAATCTTGTTTTCATCAAGATTGCCAAACATTAAAACTCTTCCTTGTACGGCTTGTATTGCAAAACCCAAAACAGGAAAAACTGTGCCACCACCATCACGCACATCATTTAAGTACGCAATCATGGTGACACAGCGGTTCCCGCCTTCTTCTATTTTAGAAGACTCTGGCATCTCTCCCATTTCATCAGGAAGAAAAGCATCGTAGTGAGGTTTATACTCCTGACCCGGCTGATACCTTTGTATACTTACAGGTTCCAACCGGGAAGGAGGTAGCCCACACATACCGGACAACGCTTCAATAACACCATCTAAGACATTGTTATCACCGTAATCAAGGAAAACTCCCTCGCTAGACCTAACTGGGTCTTGGATATACTTACCATCACGGTTTATCAGATTTGGTTTAAGGCCATTCTTTTCGGCCAAACCTATTAAGTGCTTACATAAATTAGGTGAAAGCACATTATCTTCAACAACAATCGTAGGAGTGTTATTGTATTTTATCATTAAGCGTCTTTTACTCCGATAACAGCCGCGTTCGCCAGACCGTTCTTTGCACGAAGACCGTACTCAGCAACCATCATCTGTTTGATGCTGTCGCCAGTTTTCGCCAAAGTTTCCGTCTGGAAGGGACGCAGGTAGTCGATTGACCAGAAGTCATAGTCAAAGAAGTACAACTGGTTAGGCAAGCACAGACGGCTCGGCACAATTTTCAAAGTACCAAAGTCCGTGACAAGCACGTCAATCGCATTGACAGCCGTCGCAGGAACAGCGCCCGGCGCATCTTTGCGAAGGTCAGCAACAACCGAACCACCAAGCGCGCTAATCTTCTGTTTCAAAGAAGCATCGCACATGATGTCAGTTGGCTCGCCGCCTTCCGTAAACGCACGCTGCATGGCAAGGTTAATCATCGCCATCGTCAGAACTGCATCAACACCAGAAGGACTTGCAACAGACGTACCGTTCGGGTAGCCAGCAGCAGGAGAGCCTTGGTTTACAATGCCGACAACAGGCGACGCAGAGCCGTCAATAATGTTAGACGTACCAGCAGAAGCCGTACCCAACCACGACATGACAGCAGCCGTTTTACGAGGCGTACCAGTACCGCCAGCAACAGCCAAGTCTTCAGACAGCAACATTTTTTCCATGTCGCGTTTGATTTCTTTAGCACGTTTGGCAAGTTGATAAGCCTGTGAACTACGACGACCAGCAAAGTCAACAGCCTCGGCAGTGCCGGAAGTCTGCACAACTTTGTAGGAAATCTGCGCGTAGTTCTGCAAACGTCGCGGCTCAGAAACGGCAAGAGCGTTCATGCTATCGTCGCCTTCAAGCTGCTGGTTTGCAGCGGCAGCCGCAAGTTCGTCAGTCTGCCACTCAAACAGAGTGTTGTCAATAGAGCCTTTGCCCACGCTCGACATAAACGGCGTGTCCATCGGGCTGATGTTATAGATAATATCGGACAGATCTTCTCGGATACCAACAGCCGAGTAAGTAGTCCTAGTGTTAGTTGCAATCGTCATTCAAATGACTCCTTTATTATTATAGTTCTACATAATCTAAAAACAGACTAGCAGCATCTTCTGCTTTTCCGGTCTGCTGTAGACGTTTCATTTGTTTAGTACGTTTTGCTTTGTCAGTGTCTGCCTTTTCTGTTTTGGCTTTTCCACGAACCACTTTGGGTTTGTTTTTAACCTTTTTAGATCGGACAGAATTTTGTTTGCGTTGCATATCTTCATATGCTTTTGCTTGCATTAAAACAATAATTGACCTATGATCGACAAGTTGATCTATTTCTTCTTTAGAAAAACCTTTTGCTAAAGCAAACTCTGATACTGCTTTACCAATAGCGGCTCTTTTATTTTCATCAGCCCAATCTGGAATGGCTTGAACCATTTTTTGATGCTCTTCATAAAGCCTACGTTGATGGTCTTTTTGAGCCTGTAGGTTGCTTTCTTGTTGAGCCCTTTCTTGAGCCTTTTGCAGAGACGCAATTTGATCTTGTGCTTGACGATACTCGTCTCGTTTAGTCAAATACTCTTCTCTATCTTCAGACTTAAGCCTTTCCCAGTCAATGTTTTGGTACTGCTGTAAATAAGAATAATTAGATTCAATTGCTTGCGCGACAGCGCTAACGTACTGATCTCTTGCTTGTTGAGCCTGAGCAATCTCTGACTTGTAATTTTCAATTACTTGGTCAATTTGCTTTCGATGTTCAGCAAGCTGCTGAGTTTTCCTTGTATAATCCGCTTGTCGGGAGTAGCCTTTAACGAGTTCTTCTTCCGTGACTTCATATTCCTCTCCGTCTACTGTTACAGTATAGAGAGTTGTCTCTTCCGAGTCGTCTTCAACTTCTTCCTCTTCGGATTCTTCAGATTCATCATCCTCAAAAGTTTCATCTTCGGTTTCTTCAACCTCTTCTTCAACTTCATTAGATACTTCCTCCGAAGCGTCTTCAGTTACTTCTTCAGACGGCGAAGCCTCTTCAGTCTCTTGCGGGTTCTCAATTGAGTCCATAAGACCAAGGATGGCGTTCTGTGCTTCATGTAAACTACCCGGTAACTCAGGGCGTTCACCTGCTAGTTGTGGGGCTGATTGCGTATCCACCATAATAATCTCCTATATGTGGTATTCTTTGAGTTTCTTCGCCATCTCTCCAGTTTCAATAATACTGGTTAGATGAAGGCGTATCCGCTCAAGGAGTCTTAATGACAGCCAGATTTGTTCTCTGGCATCTATTTCGTTGACTCCCGAAGACTGCCAAGAGTTCAACAAATTTTTTTCTAATGTATCAAATGCTTCAACAAAAAGTTTATCTGAAAGGAGGCGTTTAGCGTGTTCCTCTCTAAGTTCATTGCTCATGTTTATCCTATGGCTATGGGTCTACCTTGTGATGCTTCAAGTTGTAATTCTGCCGCTTTTAACTGTGCGTCAACAGCGGATTCTGCCGCCTCTTGTTGAAGTTTCTGTTGTTTAAGTTGTAGGTCTGCGGCTTTAATTTGAAGTTCTTGTTGTTTAACCTGCATCTCCATCATCTTTTCTTGCTCTCGCATATCAGGCTGTGGAGGAACCATGTCAGGATTAGTTAAGAAATCATCAATATTTTGGAAGCCCATGTTTTTAATCAAGGCTGCTCCCATGTTGTACAAATTCTTTTCGTTTACAATTTTAAGGCCACCGCGCATTGCATCGCCAGCAAACTGTAACATAGTTGACAAGTGCATAAGTTGTTGATCTCTATTGCCGTTACCAATACCTACGGCGACTGTGCAGTCCATTTTGTCACGCCACATATCAGGACGGACAGGAACCCATTTGTTTCGCAGTTTAACAACTCGCTCTTTGTCTTGGTTCTTCATAACCAATTCATAAATAGATCGCATCAAGTCTCTGACACCAGTTTCAGCAAAGCATCGAGCAATTAGTTCTACACGAGATTGTGCAGCCGTCATCGTTGCGTTTACAGCAGTAGCCGTAGTGTGCGACGTAAGCGCGTTATCGTTAAGACCTTGGCTGTATTTATTTACACCGCTTCTGGACTCACGCTGCTGGTCAAGATAACCAAGCATCTGGAAAGAAGAAGCCTCAAGAGGAGGCGTAGCCAAAGGCATAATAGCATTAGGAGACTTAACACGAACCACGCCGCCCGGCCTCTGTGTGAGAAGGTCATCCAAATTCGCCTGACCTTCAAGAACTGCGTACCGACCAAAGTTCATGTTGTACATATTGTCCATAAGGTTACGCATCAACGTAGACTTAATCAACTGCAAGTCCATAATAAGGTCTGCAATTGACAAGCCAAAGAACTTGTGCGGAATCTTAACAGGCGTAATGCTTACAAAAGGAACTTTATCAATTGGTTCGTTAGAAAGAACTTTGCTTCCAACAGAACAAACCTTTCTTAGTTCAGCAATACCATCGCCATCGTAGTCAGTTCTAATAAATGACTCATGTAAGAAATAAGTTCTTAATGCTTCCTCACTATCAGAGTAAGAACCCCAGCCTTCATAGTAATCAGCAGAGTCATCAAAGTTATAACGGCTAAGTCTTTCAGATGAATAAGCATTAATATCATCATCACCGCCGCCAAGTTCTGCTGGATCAATATCCTCATCAGGATACATTAGCCGAAGTTCAGATAAAGTTTTCTTTACGCGATGGCAAACAAATCGAGCGTCTTGAATACTTTTTGCTTCTCGACTAATAAGAAACTCATCAGGAGTTACGTTTTCAATTTTGACTCGCCCATTATACCCAACACGTTTAATGACTACATCATTCTTTGCTCCATAGTCATCGACGTAAGGCGTATGCTCCATTACCTCTACATCAGGAGACATAACCAAAAGACCAAACTCTTGATCGTCTAGCCCGTTGTACTCTTCACGATTCCAATCTTCGTACTCATCCCAATAGACTTTAACAATACCATTCTTTTGCAAAAGCGCATCAGTAAACCAAGTGTAAAGAATTTCCCAACCGTTGTTGTCTTTCGTAAAAATATGGTTTACATAATCGGTTGCTTGCTTTGCTGACTCAACATCTTCCGGGCCAACAGGCTCAAACGTAACCATCTCGTCACCAGATGCAAACACTCGCATCAGAGACGGTTTAATCCACTCAATAGTATCCATAACAGAAGAATCTACATACTGGCTTCTTCCTTCTACTTCGTTACCAAATGGAAGACCATAGTAGTAATCCATAGCAGTTTCTCTCTGCTCGGATATCGTGTCATTATACCCAAGAGCATCCGTGATTTCTCCTTGGATTCTGGATAATAGTTCTTCGTCTGTTACTTTAGATGATGCCATATTGTTTATATTCTATCTCTTTTGTCCATGAAGGATCAGTACCGGAAACGGCAAACCTTCGTGATAAAACTGCGTACCTAGTAGCGCTCATCAAGTCATCCTTGAACGCAACTACTTTGCCGCCTTTCCTGTGATACATTCTGAACTCTTCAAACCAATCTGATAACGTATTAAACACATGGAAACGACCATCCTCCATGTATTGCAACATATCCATCAAGCCTTCTTCAACAGAGTTACCGCCTTTATTTTGCCCAAGAGCAGGAGGATTACTAAAATGCTCTAACAGCATATTACACCCTAAACTTCTGTACTGGTCGGCAAGACCCGGATTGCCCATGCTATCCCTGCGATTTCCGTCATGTGGGTAAGCAATAGGTACACTGTCTGATCTTGTCCTGATAGCAGCAGCGTGTACACTCGGTGATGCTTTTGACTGCCTATAGCAGTCATATATGTATATTTCGTCGTTATCTTTGTCCCAAGCCGCCCAAACTACAGCAGTAGGGTGATCCCAACCAAAGTCAATACCCGCAATTTTTGCCCAATGATCCTCAATAATTACAGGATCAATCATGATTTTATCTTCTTGGACAGGAAATACGAGGCCAGAGCCGATGCTTGGCCGTCCAAACCTACGCATTTCACGCTCATGTGGAGCGTAACTGGACAGGATTTGAGTCATTACATCTTCGTTTAGATGCCCGCTACCGCCTTTTAAAGACTTAACACTCTCCGCTGCATCGTCCCAAGTAGCGTTTACAAGAGCCTGACCTTTCTGAAGGTTGTTCATAAAGCTGGCAACAGTCTCAGTCATGCCCGATTCTGGCGTAAACGTCATGTACACCATGCCTTTTCGGTCAAGAGTACGGGTGACTGCCTGTGAGTATAACTCACGGCTAGGCTCTTCGTCAAGCCATATGCAGTCTACACTGCGTCCCTGCCACTTGTCAACACCCATTTCATAGGCTTTAAAGTGTAAAGATGAGTTCCCGCCCGTAACGTGTTGTATAAGGGCAACACTTTTGGCGTTAGGTACACCGGGTTTGCGTTCCGTCTTTATAATTTTACTTTTAGGTATCGCACCCGACCCAAATGCCTCAGGATCATCTGGGGAACCCAATAACTCGTACTGGACAATATCTCTGGTTGTCTCGTTAGATACTCCACCGGCCCAAGCAGTAATCGGTTGATCGTACCGTTTTCCTTCCCACCAATCAGGATA